GGGGGGGCACAGAACGAATACACATAGTTGGTTGTTGTTTGGTGTTCAGTTGTAAATAAAAATAGGTGCTTACTTGTATTCGGGTAACACTTACAAAGTAGTGTTACCCTAAGTCTCAGTGTGCTCTTCCATATATTGTATCAATAGTTCATGCATCGTATTGTGGTTGTCGACGTATTTGCCAACTTTACTCATACCTGACTTAAGTTTGCTACCAGTCATTATCACTGGCAATTGTATAATTATCTCCTCTGATATTTGCTCTTTAGCATTGATTATGTCATTAATTATGTTGAACACTTGTAGATCATTAATCTCATTGTACAAAGCATTTGCTGAGACTCTTTGTGACATTGTTGTTCCTAAACTAGGGAAAGACACGAATCCACTGTACTCCATTGCTCTCTTGGTTTGGGCTGAGTATCCTATCATCATTAAGTATGATGCATATTTCATTTTCCAATCGGAGCTAGTATTTGGGTATGTTGAATATACCAATTTTTCTTTAAGACGTGCAAAATTATGACTCAAATAGTATGTCCCATCTTCATTCCGAGCAACTATCATCTGCAAAAATAATGCACAATTTGTACTGGCCACCGCTGTATTCTCTACATTGTGCCGGCTAGCACAAATACGCTTGTATAATTCCAAATCAGGCTTGGTATTCATCAAGACAAGACTATCATCTCCTAAAGTATATATCGCAACGTAATTATTACCAATACAATCTGATAACAGTAATAAATTACGTATTTCATTGCCCATACTGGTCATTGCACCACCACTAAAATGTATGGCTGGTAGTTTTGCTGTCTCATGGCTGGTGCCATTGATTCGGAATGTTGGTATAAATGATGTCATAAACTCGATCAATACATCTGGCACACCTAACATACCCATTAGCTTCCACTCGTAAATCAGGATCTGTGCATCTGTCTGCCTATCTTGTTTTGACAGGTCCATCTCAAGCAGCCATTTACTTTTGTATTGGCCTATACTCTTGTTCATATCAGCGACCGTCATACCGTCGGTGTAAATGACATTTGGTTTCAATAATGATTTAAACCGTGCTTTAGCCTCATTAATAACTGGGCAAGCATACATATTGATATTTTGGTTATTCCATACAATTACTCTACCTACTTGATCAAGTATATCATTGACTTGCTCTTTCATTAAATTCTCAACTTTATAATGCACGTTTATATTAGCTGGATCAGTAGCAAACTCATCGTCTTTAACAGATCGCAACATGTTGTCCAATAGTTGTATTTTATTGCCTTTCGCCACTAACCAGTTGAGTATGTCTTCATAATTTAAATTAATTGGGTCATCTGTGTAACTAGCAAGCTTTGACTCATAACCTTTAATGAAGAATTTAGTCATTAATTTATGGTAATCTTTGATAGTTAAGTCAACAGTTCTATACTTTACGCGACCCATTAGCCTTGTCATAATTGCGTTTGGTAAGGCAGATGGCATTTTATTCACTGTTGGACGCATTACTTCTGGGTGCGGTCCAGTTTTGAAAAATCTTTGTTCACCTAAACCAATATTTCCAGTATTCATATTCAGAATATCTTGTTTTCCAGTTGGCAACCTATAGATATCATCGTACCCTGGATGATTTCTCATGAACGAGTCTCCAAGTATACTATCTATGTTATCAACAATTGTTGTTCCATCTTCTAAAGTGATATCACCGGTCAACTTTTTATTTAAATAGTTTATTGTTACATTATACACATCATCATAATTCTGAGTATGGATAATATTATTCATGCTTTCAAGGTGGCAGACATTTTTATCGGACCAAATTCTATCCAATGGGACATCAGCACCATCATTTAAAATTATTATAACTTTGTAACCTGCAGGTGCGCATATAGGCGAATGTATGAACACAGCATCTGGTGGTTTTGTACTATTAGCAATGTATTTTTCCAGCTTCTCTTTATAATTTAACATTTTATCTTCAAACCCTAAATGTAATATTGTCGCCTGTTCTTGTACTTCATCAACATCTAAAACCGTAAATTCTTGGTTACTTCTTCGTATCCGATTTACTGTTGTCGTTTTACCATGACCACTAGGTATACAAAAAGCATATTTAACATCTAATGGCTTATCTAATATATTGTGGATATCAGTAAATAAATGTTTCTCAACAATTGAATGCTCTTTTGCATTATTGTATGTTCGTTGGTCAGTAACATCAAACATAGAAGTCAGCGGGTTTGCTAATAGCCACTTCTTAATGTCATCGATAGTCAAATCATTATCCTGCGTCAGTATGGATTTGATATCAATACCCAGTCTAAGTAATGCACTTATTGCTGACCTGTCACCAGCAAAATTACCATGTTCAACTGGAGTCATCAGACGACGCGTAATGTAATTTGAATAGTTATTATCATTAGTAAAAATTAGTATTTGTGTATCTCCATTAACATTGTAAATAGCAATGAAAATTTCACTTCGGTTTGCAGCATTGTTGGGTATCAATTCAATGGTAGATAAAACAGTACCACCAATACACTCACGTGTACTAAATTTACTGTTGCCATATGAAGTTGGTAATCTATGACATATTGTACGGTAAACTTCTAAGTTTGACCTGTTACTTGTAAGATGACGCAAGTTGATTGTACCCATTAGATACTTTAATTTATAGTGTGTCAACCTAACCAATTTTTTAATAAATTTTCTGGTAATTTTGAGAGAATCAACCAGTAAAGTCATGCCATTGTTAAGCTTGCCTCCTCCTAATTTACTCAACATTTTAATAGCTTGTTCAAGCTGTGAAAAGTTTACATCAACAACATCTGGCATGCAGTAGAGCTCATAACCTGATGCAATCTTGCTGATCTTTAAGGTTAACTGCTCACCATTGACGGTTACATATATCAGATGAGTGTTATCCCCACAGCATTTCTTTGTAACCGCATTGAATTTCCCAACACCTGGTAGTTTTAAGTTTATCTTAATCCCATCAGATATTTTCTCAATTACCATCCTACCCATCAAATTTGGTTTGTAAGTATTTAAGTCTAAGCTAGTAACTATTGTATCAGCTAGTTGCCAATCATTACATGTTTCTATGCATAAACATTGATTTTGTTTGATGTTTTCTTTTTCATTTTTTTGTTCACACGGACTAGACTCAACTTCGGGTTCAGAACACTCATGAGTAGACTCATGGTGTTCATTGTCAATTAGTGAGTCGTATTTCTCATTAGTCTCAGCTTCATAGTCAAATAATACTTCGATTTCATCCAAAACTTCTTGTATATCATCTGGACAGTCCTCACATGTGGGTGAGGGAACGTCCTTTTTCTCCCAACCTATTGTTGAATTGTCAATTAAGTTATCCAAGGTTGTAATATATTGTGTGTTTGAAATAGTTGGAGATCCATCAATCAATGAGTAGTCGCCGTCCAAACTATTTCTCATTATATCAATGCATGGTGAATCAGTAACTATCAACGACATGCTGGTACCTTCGAGTTCATAGTATATTGGTTTGTCATTGTTAAATTGATTTTCCCACCATTCGCGCATGTTTTTAACAACATACTGGATGAAATCCCACAGAGTTTTGATGCCACTACCAAAGTGGTCGCGGAATATTTTAAACAGTGAGATAACACTACTGCTAATTTTAAGATCACCAAAGCTCAATGGGTTACTTTTCTTCCAAGTATCGATTAATAACTCTTTAAATTGTTCGGCTGCGTAACTCCCATCAGTATATTTAGATAATTTATTGCCAACATCATCCAATAAATGTATTAAAGTCATAAACGCACTCCGAACACCATTGATTGCCAACCACAATACATGACATAAATCTACACCACCTCCAATGTCTATAGTATCATTAGCATAAAGATAAGTACTCAGCACAGAAGCATTATCTTTCATAAATTTACTAAGCCAGAGGTATAAGTTATAGCAAAGTTTTTTTCCAGTTGCCGCAAACCTATTTGGTAGACTTCTTAAATACTCTTTAATGTGTTTGTTTGTTGTTACTTGTGTCAATAGGCAACAAAGTAGTTCTCGTTCATCAGTTATTGAGATATTGTATACTATACACTGTATACCATACAAACTGACGACGCACTCCAATTGTTTAATATCTTTGATCTCTCGGAGTCTAACAAACTTGAATGGGCAGTTATTATAGTGCGAATTCATCTGGTCCATAATTACAATCATTGTATTCGGTGAAATTTTCCCTGATTGCAGAGCACAGATCGTTGTTAGATAGTTCATCACTTGAGCATCATTAAGCAATCTATTCATATTGGACTCGATGATGTAGTTGAAAATTGGTTGAGTGATATTACTTGATCCACCAAGAGCATCAGCGTAAGATATCATATTTTCAGTTTCAATGCATAACTGAGTTAGTAATGCTGCATGTGGTGGATCAACTATTATTGATAATCTTTGGCTATGTCTAGTCAACGCCACATACAGTTGATTATTGGCTAGCACGTCTATCTGCCCGCCTTGTAGTACAACTAATGTATTTGGTGTGTCAATGCCTTGACATTTAGCGATATTATACACAGGAATTTGAGTAATTTTTCTAAACATTCTTGCTAGGTGATTAGTAGCACAGATTATTGCATCAGGCTCAGAAGCAATTAGTACTTTACTATATGATTTATTGTCATTCGTTGCGCAAACATAACCTTTAATTTCTTCAATTTTATCTATATTGGTGGGGTTAATATCAAAACCTAGTTTAGCAACCAAATTGCATGTTAGTGGACCAAAACGGTGAGTCTTATCTAAATAAATTTTGTTAGCATATTTTGAAAATAAATCAATGCCACTATCAAATCCAGTGTAATAGGCATTGGTTTCATTGGCAATATGCACAACTTGACTGATATCACCTGTGCCTGTTAATTTATTAGACCGGCTAGCGAGTGATAATATGACTGAAACATCTAGCAATCCAATCTCATCAATATTGATGTTTTCTTGACTATGTGGTATCAATGATGGGGGCAACCATGTTCCATGGTTTTTTAATTGCCCTGAACTAATAGTTGTAGTATACGACGATTTGTTTTCGTTAACCATCATCGTCGTTTTACCACTACCTGGTGGTCCCACATACAATGTAGAATTACGTAGTGTGTCAACTAGTGGTGCTTGACGATCACGAATTAAACCAATGTCAGTTAATTGGCCCATATAGTGGTGTGTTTTGTAAGTTGGTACTATAACATAACCTACCCATTTGTTTGATTGCTGATAATGTGTGATACGCATGCTAGATTTCTTAATATCAACTAAACCAATAATGTCATACTCTGATAAGTTAATACCTGATAATGCTTGGGCATCTTCTAAACTATCATATAATATATATTGACCATGTTGATCACTCCATTTATTAGTGTTAATATAGATTTGCCCTCGCGCCATTAAGCCTTTGATTGCATTTAATATACTAGCTATAGCTAACAGCCGTAGTTTAGATGCTATCTCTTCATTAGAATCAGTTTCAATATTGAGAAATTGAGAGCTATCGGGAACAGATATCACTAAGCTTTCAAAATCAATATTGTCAGTTGTTTCATACAAGTGCTTAGGTAAGACATTATCCCAATCAACTGCACAACTATAACGTAATGCACCAACTCTATTCTTGTTATGTTTCATACTTGTTGATATTGGATTAGTGCCAATGTAATTTGGTATTAGTGCTAAAATATCTTCTTTGTGTATGTATTCATCAACAAACACAGGTTGTAGGTTAGCATTTTTGCATTGTAATAATTCTGCAACTGATTCCTGCCATGACTGGAACTCATCCCACCATTTAGGTTTACTATCAAATGTGTTACCAAGCTTTGTGAAATGATTGACTGCTTCATCATAGTTTTTTTGTGTAATCATTTGCCACTCATGTAGTAAGCCACTATAGCATGGAGCACGCGTGTAACAACTATTTAACATTGCTTCAATATTTGATTGTCGAGTTGTCTTATCAGGGCATGGTCCATAAAATTGTCCATCAGAAACACGGCCAACTCTACCCCTAGCCTGTGTCATTTCAGCCCAACTGTATAGGCGTTTACTATAATTGAAGAACCTAATGTCTTTTTCAACATCAGTTAGATATGGTTTAACAATCACATCGCTTGTAATTCTAACTCCTAAATCTATTATGTTTGCAATTTGTGGCATGGTAATGCTTGTTGTCACTATGTTTGTTGCAATACATCTATTGACTTCATTAATGGTTACCTCATTGATAGTAGATGAATTAATAGCTTTGATGTCATTTGGCATATCAGCAAACTTGCACTCATTCTTTGTTCCAACTATATAACATGTATTAAGTGGCATTGTTCTACTTGTCTTGACTTCATTAAACCAGTAATCAACGATGTCTCCTTGAACAAAGTTCGTTGTTACATCAAACTTACAATTATAATCAAGCTTGATACCAGGCATAGTAGCTGAGCAGATGTATGTCTTGTTCTTTGGTAGTACAGTTAATAGCCTGGCATAGTGTGGGCTTATTTCATGAACTTCATCACAAATAATTGCACGAGCTGAAACAAGTTGATGGTAGATGTTTTTCTTGTCTTGTCCAATAAATATACCAGAATATAGTGTCTCCATTGTCATTATTACCAGATCTGACTTGGTTATATCTTTTATGTTAATATTGTCAGGTATCCAAGCACCTTGCGCACGGGCTACCACTTTTACTTTGTTCTTTAAATAATCGAAACTATTATTAACTGCTGATCGGAGTGGTGTGATCAATAATACTTTCCCTTCAATATGTTGGAAAGCTGTGGTAGTTTTGCCAGAGCCAGTTGGTCCAATAATCATTTTAATGTCATCTGACTTATCTGATATTTGGCACTTTGAGTTACCACCCTCATGTTGCACTGAGATACCTTCCCGGCTAATGATGATACTGCCATTCATGTCAATAATACTATCAACATCTAAATCACTATGTGAATAAGCAAGGGCTGTTTGATCACTGCCATTTAGAGTGAGATGAGCTGCTCGTAATAAATTGGTATAATCACTGATTAGCTTATTTGTGAAGAGCGATGAGTAACTAAGGATGTTGCAATTCCCGGCTAACCAGTGTGCGCCACAACCAACAACAGTACCATGAATAATAGAGCCAGCATAATCTTGGTCACCACCTCTGTAAATGGTAGTGTCACCAATGTCAACACAGATTAGATTCCGACCATATGCTAGGGCACAAGCAGCCAGCTCCTCAGAGTTATGCCAATCATCATGGCCAGTGGCAACAGTTAACCAATGTTTCACCTCATCAACGTTGAGCCCAAGTGCTACGCTTAGTGCGTGAGCACCACATGTGCCATCGCCTGGCACATCTGTATACCCAACAACACGGACAGCCACGCCTCCTTGATACCGTGGTGGCAGTCTTGTTAATACTGTGTCAGCATGTCCTGGGTTAACATCATCAACGCTGACAACAGCCCTCATTAAGGTACTAATCTGTTCTGTGCCTGCAACCTCTTCTTCAGGCAACAATGGTTCAATATTATTATCATTGAGTTGGATGGCATCAACGCTGGCCTCAACTGATACAATCGACTCGGTAGCAACACTACGTATCTCAGCATCATCACTTTTAATGGTAGTTTTGTCATCAAAAGTAACAACATCATCAACAAGCTGCTCTTTAAGTGTAACAAATAGAGAGTCATTGTTAGTGGCAAGGGGATGGGTGGCTGATTCATTCTTTTTAAACTCATTCTGTGTGTTACTAACTTGTGGCTTTTCAAATGTGAATCGTACAGGAGCATCTTTTCTTTCAGTCGTAGGTTTCATTATAATAGGCGCGACAGTTGTGCTGTTGTTATTAACTGAATTTGTTGGCTGTTTATTTGTTGCTTTGTCAGGCAGAAATTGGCATACTTTACAATATGTACCGACAGATGGTAGTCCACAACAAGAGCAATTCTTATCTTTTTTACAAGTACATTTTGTTAATAAGCAACACTCATCATTTAATTGTTCATGGATGTGAGTGCACCGTAGATTTTTACCATGGCAAGGTAATATATCGGAGCATATAGTACATAGTTTGGTTATGTTTAAGTTGCTAACCACGCCACAGCATGCACAATTGCCCATACGTCTGCTGAGGTCTGAGAGATGTAGATGGAATGGTTTGTGATCATGGGTACATGTTTTAGTGATGGAACAACCTATGTTAACTCCAGCTGGTTTTGCATCTTTGAATTCAATATGGTCATATACCGTCATTTTGTTGCCACTCATGTCTTGATTTAACCGCCAGGTGTCAATATCAACATCAAGACGCCTGTAGCTCACACCAGTTGAAGAAGCAACCCAGTCAACAACGCTCCTTGAATGTACCATTTGCGTTGCCACGTTAAGCGATTCAACACTGCGTACAGTACTATTAAACATCTGAATTAGCCTAAGAGTATCACCTTTATTATCAGCAATGAATTTCTGGACAGTATTGTTTCCAGTAGGATCGAATTGTGATCCGAAGTCTTTAAGCCAATTTTTAAGTGAGTTCCATAGACTAGTTAAAAAATCTGGATCTCGTGATGCATGTTCTGCTTGTGCTAGCAGTGGTTTGATCGATTCATTGATACGGTTTGTAGTCCAGTAGGCGATTAAACAATGATCACGAACCTGTGAATTAGTTAGATTCCATTTCATATGTAGACCACTTGAAGTAGCATAAACACGGCCTATTAAGCCAGCAGCATATGACAAGACACTATCCCAAGTGTATGATTGCATTAACCTATTTAGAAGACGCTCATAGAATCTAACATTGATAACAACTTGTTCCATAGTATATGGAATCCTACCCATGACAGTAGTTGACTGGTCCATATTAATACGTGGCACCATAACAAATAGTTCATCCATGTTGGTGTTGAACCACATTACATGCTTAAGATATAATTGATCAAGTTGTGCGCGATCAATCAAATAATGTTCAATAATTAAGTGAGCACCTTTGTAGCCTGATACTTTACAATAAACAACCATTTCACCAATATTGTGTAAGGGCACAGTCAAATACGTATCTGTGAGGGCAACACTTTGACTATATGCTAAACTCTCGCCATTGAACTCAATTGTCCAATCATCGTTCTTCTTATACCAATGGCCTTCATTGTATTTCAATGCACCATTTCTAGCATATGAGTAATTGGTTGGCAAAGTAATAGCATGTACTGAATGAAATACCTTGTTTCTTATATAGAAATCAAACAAGTCATTAACAGGTAAATGGAATAAAGTGTCAATTGAAATGCCAAAAGAACCATGCTTACTAGAATGCACACACTTGTTTATTCCATCTGAGCACCATAATGCACTGTTAGGTTTAAGTATTGAATTTGCCACACCATTGACGACAGAATGATTGTTTTCATTGTTCATGTTGCGACGAGCCCATGCCACACATTGTTTTGACCATTTAATATGTCGCGCATTGTCAGCAGCTTGATTTTTACTATAAACACTATGCACGGTAAACCGGCCAGCATTTAGGTGGCTAGCTGGGTTTCCGCCAATATCATATATGAGCGCATCTCTACCATGCCAACCACATAGTAAATTTGTAACAGCTTTCCTACTAGCATTGTGATAAATATGTGGATGGTGCTCTTTATTACCACGTATGAATGTTGCATTACCAAATTCATTATTAAGGTCATTAACAATTTCTTCTGGGCAACTTGTCGGTAAAATAATTGCCTGGTCTGTGAATTTGGTAACAGCCTTAGTACCACGGCTATTAACTGAATCAGAGATAGCTTTTTTAAGTTGTTGTGTATCTACTGAATTAACGTCAACACCAATGTCATTAGCTAATTTCTCTGTGATAGTTCGTGGGGTGAAACCAACCATGGTACCCTCATCATATAAATCAACTAAGTCAATTAATTTAATGCACCCATCAATTGGATGCTCGACAAATTTTCTCTGGGCGTTGAACAATTCAGGTGTCATCTCCCCGGTTGGTAAACCAGGTGGATTTGCTATGTGTAACATGCCATTAGCATAACTAGCTTGGATCTGGATATGTGCAGCATCTTCGGGCTGACACATAATCGTCATCTTAATCATTTCTAATGAGATAGCAGTATCAATACCTAAATCATAGCCAAAAATGCACTGCCAACAATTGTAACTAGCCATAACTTGGGTTTCACCACCAAGTTCAGCTTTACCAACAGCATTTTTTGACGTTGATAGCTTCTTCCATCGCGGATTAGGCGTAAGTTTGGGCCAATGTTTCTGTTGCTTAGGTGGATCAACAACATCAAACCAAGTTAAACCACGCTGATGGTTTTTGTTTGGGTAATCTTTAGAGAGGGACCCAAAAGCCCTCTTATGTGTATTTATTTGTGCATCGGTTATTGTTGTAGTAGTAATAGTTGTGTTTGTGATTGTTTGAGACATAGTGATTGTATTAACTTATTTATAT